TAAGAGACAGACCCACATCATCGGCGGTAGCGCATACGGGCAGATTGACACATTCGCGAATGGCCGATTCCTTGGGGTGCGCATCACATCCTTGGACAACCAGCCCTGGCGTTTTCAGTCCTATGACGCCGATTTCATCGTGACTGGGAGGTACTGATGTACGTGCCAACGAACGTCCCGCCGAATGCTGCGGAACTCCCTGGGTGGCTCATGCAAGAGCACCTGAACCTACAGAAGGCCCTCAACGGGCCTTCTTCTTTTTTGACGCTGCAAGAACTGCACAAAGAGCCCGCAAAGATCATTGTGGGCATGGTGGTTCTTGCTGATGGCACGGACTGGAACCCGGGCAGTGGCTCCGGTTTCTACGGCTACCGCGCGGGAGCGTGGCGATTCCTCGGATAGGAGAAAACATGGCACTCTATCAATACCCCGACGGCACCCAAGGCTCCACGCCCTACCAAATGGGCGCGGATGGCCAATACGCGCGCCAGGGCTCCGGCCTGATCGAAGGATCGATGGTGTATGGTCAGCCCGGATCAGGCTATGCCGCTGGAACTGAACTTTCGGCAATGGGCCAAGGCCCGGCCACGAATCAATGGGCCACATCTGGCTTCGGCCAGCCGCAGGGCGGCAGTGGTGGCGCCGTCTTCGGCGGGTCGAATCCGTCTGGTGGCGGCATGACGTTCCATGGCGGACCATCGCCCGCCCCAATGCAGAACGCTGGCGGTGCTGGCGGCAGCTACATGGATCAGACGAACCCCTATTTGCAGAAGCAAATGGACGCGGTTACGAAGACCATGACCGACAACTTCAACACCCGGGTGCAGCCGCAGATCGCGTCCAACGCGATGGCCGCTGGTGGCTACGGCGGTTCGCGGCAGGGCGTGCTTGAAGCCAATGCCATGAACGACCTGCAGTCGAACATCGGGAGCGCACTGGCTGGGCTCGGTGGAAATGCATTCGGCCAGCAGCTGCAGTACGACCTGGGCCGGCGCGCAGACAACCTCGGACAGGGCAACCTGGGGCTTGGCTACTACAACGCAGCGAACAACTACAACTTGGGCCTTGGCAATCAGAACCTGGGCTACGCAAATCTGGACCGTCAGATCAACAACGACAACAACAGCTGGGCGCTGCAAGGTGCGCAACTTGGCAACAACACCTGGAACCAGTTGAACAACAACAACCTGACGGGGTTGAACGCTGGAAACACGATCCAGAACACACCTCTGAACTACTGGCAGCAGTTCATGAATGGTGCAAATGGGATGGGTAACGGCTTTGGCACATCGACGGGTACGACAAACGTGCAGGGCAACCCGCTGCTCGGTGCATTGGGCGGCGCCCAGCTGGCAGGACAGATCGGCAACCTTTGGGGTGGTGGTTCGTCCGGTGGCGCAAGCAGCGGAGGATCTGGCTTAGGCCTGCAACCGCCAACAACTGGTTTCTGGGGGACAACGTCATGAGATACGAAGCGGAGAATCTCCCCAATGATGCGGTGCAGGCGATCCGCCCGGCATTCGAGAAATCTCTTGCTGATCAGTCCGATTTCTGGGTTGAACAGTGCCGGTCTGGCAACGCTCAATACTGGCGTAGTGACGATGGCGCGTACTCGGCAATCACAGAGGTGCGCGACACGGAAAAGGGCCGTGTATTCCACATGGTTGCATCTGCGGGCTCCTATCGCCCATCTCTTCTTGAAGAGGGCGAGAACTGGGGTCGAGAGATGGGCTGCGCACTTGCCATGACAGAAGGCCGGCCAGGCTGGGCCAAATTGCTCGACGGATACAAGGCCGTGTCCGTCCAATATATGAAGGAACTCTGATGCCAGCAGCACTTGTACCAATTGCCGGAGCCGTCGCCGGATCTGTGGTTTCCGGGGCTTTGAACAAAGGCGGTGGTGGTGGATCGTCCCAGACCACTACGAACGAGCCTTGGAGCGCAGTCCAGCCGTGGATGAAGGAGAACATCGAAAAGGGCCAGAAGCTCCAGGGCTACTACGAACAGAACCCGTTCAACTCGCTGCAGCAGAACAGCTACCAGAACCTGTATGGTGATCTGGACAACTATCGGCAGAACATGGCGCCGAGCATGATGGCCCTGTCCAACAGGCTCATGAACAGCAACTACCAGCGCGCGCCTGCAGGCTCGGAGATGGGTGGATACCTGAGGCCTGAGCGCAGCATGGGCGCTGGCACGTACACCTATGGCGCTGGTGCTGCGCCTGGCGGTGCGGGCCAGGCTGGAGCTCTTGCAGGACTGCTCGGCCAAGCTGGGCAAGGCCAGACTCCACTTATGCAGGGTGGCGGCCTGTTGGGCGGGGGCGGCATCTCTGGCGCGCTCGGTGGCCTGATGAGCAGCCAAGGCCAGGACATGACGCAAGGTGCTGGCCAGGGCATGCAGTCGGGCGGGATTCGCCCAAGCCCTCTGATCCCCACCATGATGGCGAATCCAGGTACGGCCTACGGTCAGATCGATTTCGACGCGCTCAACCCCTACAAGGGCGCGCTCAAGCCAGAGGAAAAGTCTGCCGACACAGCCAACACAACTGGCTTGAATGATGACGAGTTGGAGTACCTGCGCCGCCAATACGCTCAGGACAAGTTCAGGCGCGATCAATATGGTGATTTCGGTGGTGGAGGTGCGTGATGGCTGGACTACTCGATTTCCTGAACAGCCCTGATTCTCAGCTTGGGCTGAATCTGCTTGCTGCTGCTGGCAGCGGTCAACGCTTTGGGCCTGGTCTGTTGGGCGCCATGCAAGGTGTGCGCGCCCAGCAGATGGAAGAGATGAAGCGCGGCCTGTTGCAGTCTCAAGTCGATGAAAACAAGGCGCAGGCTGCACAACGACAAATGGCGGTGGATATGGCGCGCAGAGAAGGTGAATTGGCGCAGAAGTTCTACCAGCCAGGCCAATCGGCTATGCCAGCCCTGATGGGGGATGCCGCCTCTGGAATCATGCCAAGCCAGGGCCGTGCGGCCACGCCTGGCAACTTCGACATGCAGGGATATGCCAACGCGATGATGGGAGTGAACCCGAAACGGGGTATGGAGCTTCTGGCCGCGATGCAGAAGGAAATCCCTGTGGACAAGATCGACCCGACCAAGTTCACGCCGGCCTCTTTGGCGAAGTTCGCGCAGAGCCGTAACTACGGGGATCTGATGCCACGTGACAAACTGGAGTTCATTGAGGGTGTGGGCGTCAATCCGTTTGACCCTTCAAACGCAAATCGTTCCATCCCGAATCCCAACAAGCCCTTTCAGATGGACGCTCAGGGCAACATCATCCCCAATAAAGCGTACCAAAGTTACGAGATCAGCAAAGCAGCAGCCGGAGCGGCGAGAAACAGCACCAATGTCAGCGTCAATACTGAGAAGTCATTCTTGAACAAGGTGGCGGAAGGCGTTGGCAGCCAGATAGATTCCTCGCTTGCCGGCGCAAGAGGTGGCCAATCCACGATCAGCACGCTGAACAATCTGGACGCCGCGTTGAACAGCGGAAAGGTGATGGCCGGGCCACTCACTGCGCCTGCTCAGGTGATGATGCAGATCGGCACGCAGCTTGGCCTTGGTGGGAAAAGTTCCAAGGAGACCCTGGAAAACACGCGTTCTGCCATGCAAGCAATGGCACAACTGGAACTGGATGCCGCTAGCCAGATGAAGGGCCAAGGCCAGATCACGGAAAGCGAGCGTGCGATCCTGAGGAAAGCAGCCTCTGGCGACATCAGTATGTCAATTGGCGAGATCAAGACGCTCTCCAAGGTGGCCCGCAAGACCGCAGAGAACCGCATCCGCCAGCACAACCAGAACGTGCAGCCGCTGCTGAGCAACCCCAATGCAGGAGCCTTGGCGCCGTTCCTGACCGTCCCACAGCCCGAGGCCGCGCAAGCGCCTGCAGGCGGTGGTGTCGTAGACTTTTCGAGCCTCAAATAATGGATGTACGTCTGCCGGATGGCACCATCATCAGCAATGTCCCGGACGGCACGACAAAGGCCGACCTGGTCACGAAACTGCAGAAGAACGGTATGGCTGTGCCTGCAGATTGGCTGCAGCAGAGCGCGCCCGCCGCTCCTGCAAATCCTGTGCAGGACGCAGGACGCGCGGTCAACCGCGGCATCTCCGACCTGCCGCGCCAAGTCGGATTGGCCGGGCGCTATGGCCTGGAGGGCCTGGCAAACGCCGCCCAGGTGTTCACAGAGCCCGTTGCCGGGCTCATGCGCATGGCTGGCATCAACACAGCTCCTTTGGGGCAAGTAGCCACAAGCGCGGCTGATGCCATTGGCTTGCCTAAGCCGCGCGACGAGCTAGAGCGTGTGGTGGGCGACGCCACACGCCTTGTCGCGGGCGCTGGTGGCACTCTTGGTGGCGCCCAGCAACTGGCAAAGCTGCCCGGCATGATCGGCTCCATTGGCGGAGCTCTATCGACTGCGCCCATGGCTCAACTGTCGTCTGCTGCGGGCGGTGGCGGCTTGTCTGGTCTGTCGCGCGAAGGTGGTGGAGATGAACTGCAGCAGGCCGCGGCCGGTCTGATCGGTGGTGTGGCTGGCGGCTTTGCTCCTGGTCTGGTGCAGGGCGCCACGGCGGGCGTGAAGCGTGCCATGACGCCGAAGATGACGCCCCAGCAACTGGACGCGCAGATCAATGTGATCTTCGAGCGTTCGGGCGGCGACTACTCGCAGATCCCGGAGCGTGCACGCCAGGCGCTGCGCACTGAACTGCGCAGTGCGCTGCAGTCCGGCAAGGAAGTGAATGCTGATGCTGTGCGCCGACTGGCAGACTTCCAGGCCCTAGGGGTCACGCCCACGCGCGGCATGGTCACGCAAGATCCTGTGCAGATCACGCGCGAGATGAACCTGGCAAAGATGGGAGCCAACTCCGCGGACGATCAACTGCAGGGCATGGCGCGTATCCAGAACCAGAACAACACGCGGCTGATCGGTAACCTGAACGAGGCCGGTGCGAGCCGTGGCGACCAGTTCCGTGCAGGCGAGTCGGCGATTGGCGGAATTTTGGGCAGGGATGCCCAGAAGGCCGCGAACGTGACCACGCTTTACGACCAGGCGCGCGACACCACGGGGCGTAGCGCGCAACTGAACGGCCGCGCCTTTGCTGACAAGGTGAGCGAGGTGCTGGATCAGAACTTGCTCGGTGGCGCATTGCCGCCCCAGGTGGAGCAGCACATCAACCGGATCTCTGCCGGCCAAGTGCCATTCGATGTGAACTATGCCGAGCAGCTAAAGACGTTGATGGGCAACCTGCAGCGGAACACCAATGACGGTCAGACGCGCATGGCGCTGGGCATGGTGCGCCGTGCTCTGGATGACACGCCGCTGATGCAGCAGGCTGCCCAGACAGCGCCTGGCGGCATCCCGATGCTCGGCGGGAGCGGCGGGACCAACCTCGGTCAAGAGTCCATCGATGCGTTCAACGCCGCGCGCCAAGCTGCCCGCGAGCGTTTCGCTTGGCAAGAGAGCGGCCGGCCTGTTGCCCAGG